TGCACTGACTGTTGTGTATCTTCTGCATTATTACGTACAACGAAGTCAAGCACTGTTTCATCGGCTGTGATTCCAGCTTCAAATAGCATCTTAGAAGCCTCTTTTTCGAGACCGTTGCGATTGAGTTGTGCTTCCAATTCGGCAATGCGTTCAGCTTGTTTTTTAGCTTCATACTCTGCCTTCTGTTCAGCGTTCATCTTGCGCAACTTCTCAGCTTCTTTCTCAGCTTTTTCAGCTTCTTCTTTCCACTTAGCAAATTTCTTGTTGATGATCTTATCAACATCTGCGTCCGTGTACTTCTTTTCGTCTTTCGGTTCTTCTTGATGTTCTTCTGGTTCGGCCGATACCTTCTCAACATCTTCAACCGTTTCGACTACTTCTGTTTCTTCGTTCATGCGAACCTCCTATTTTTAAAGTCGTCCCCGACTATGTTGTGTTCCATAGCTTTTAGCGTCATCAATGCTTGGACAAAATAAAAACCAGCCTTTCGACTGGTTAGACTATGCGATAAAATAGCAGTCTATTCCTGCTTGTCAAGATGCTGGATCACCTCTCAATCTCTGTGTTTCCGTTTGACTTCATCAATCCCTGAAAGTAGGCCGATTGTCATCGCATATCCAAATAAAAGGATAATGAATAGACAAACAACCCCTGCAGTGACTGAGACTATGTTCCAAATGTTCAAGGCACTCCTCTCTTTCTGCTTTTTGACAACAAAAAAAGCCGTAAATCTACGACTTTTTATATATTTAATAAGCGTACCCTGCTTCTTTCTTCATGGCATCAAATTCGTGTTTCAGTTTTTCGTCCGTGAGGTAGCGTTCTGCCAAAGGGCCAAATGCAAACCCTTTTGGATTTGTCAAAATTTCAACGACTTCTGTTTGATCTTCTGCAGTTGGTTCGTTTGGGAAAGACATCCACTTATAAAAAGAATCTAAAAGGATTTCAACGACAAAGCCTTTTCTTTCTTTATCCACCAATGCGCTTCGGCCATCTTCGAGAGTGACCAATATATTATTTTTTGATTCATCGACACCGATGATTTTATTCAATTTTAACAAATTGATCACCTTCTTTCACATACAAGTTAATACCGAAATCCTTCAATGACTGAATTTGCTTCTCGTTTGGTTTGTTATTTGTGAAGTACATACTAGAAATATCAGATACTCCTATTTCACCATGATATTGAGTCTCTAAATAACGGACACCAAGAGCCTTGCTCGCTTCTTCTGGTGTTTTGATGTTTCCAGCTTTTAACAAATCTACCGTTTCTTTTAGCAGCTCTTTATCGATACCAACCAAATTCGGTCTGTTTGGATTATCTGCAACAAGTTCTTGATAGACTGCAGGGCCAAGACTGTTGTTTACTGTGAATGTTGTCTTGTTCGCCACTTTGTCTTTTGCAAAGTGGATGATAACATCACCATACTGACCAACACCACCCCAGCTTGTCGAGTTGTGGGTGTAATCTTTGATAGCATCCTTGTTTCCAAAGTAGCCATACTTTTCAAACTCGGACTTCTTCAAGCGTTTGCCAGACAAACCAAACAATTGGTTTGTAGCTTGTCTTCTGTACTTCGTGTTGATAGTCCCACCACTTGTACCAGTTTCAAACTGATTCATGAATTTTCCAGATTCTATCAGTTTGTCAATGTTCGCAGACTTAAAGCGCATTGAATATGCACTGTTGTCAATCACCTTTTTCAGTACATGGCTAGAAAATTCAATTTCTTCTGGTGTCAGTCTACTTTCTATGTGATTATTATACCACTTTTTAGCATTGTCAACAAAGTTTTGTAATGTTTTTTGTGCTAAATCCAAACCTTTTCCAAAAGAATCTCCGAAGCTGTAAGTTTCCTCTTTTTCCGCTTCATCAACAGCTTTGGTTTGCTGTTTAACTTTTTCACCAGAGCCAGAATAATGAGCAGCAACACTACACCGACAAAACGGATGCATCGGAGCGCAGTTGCGCCCAGATTCCATCTCAGACACCTTAAAAATTTTTCCATCGAACGGAGCGCATATCTTACAGGCACTTGGTTCTGCGATGTACTCGTATTCTTCATAGTCTTGCGATTCTAAAATTTCTTTTTGAGCTGCCATTGCTACTCGCGAACCTTCTGTCACTGCCAAGCGTTTTGCTTGGTAGGCAGACACACCAAATTCTTTGCGTAGCTTTGGAATGATCTGTGTTGGATTCTTTCCGAGAATAAGCAAGTCTGCGGTTGCTCTCTTGACTATTTCTCGAAGAACATTTTGACGCTCCCAGATACGACTTGACCAAGTTGCACCGTTGAAGTTGCGATCTATAGCCTGATTCATCGCAGTTGATAGTGTAGAACTTTCTGTGACTCCTAAAATACCAGCTTGGCTTCTTAGTCCTTGCAAGTATTCCTCTTTCAAAAACTTCTCAGTCTTCTTTTCTTCTTCATTTGCAAGAGCAATCATCTGCAAGTCAAGCTCTTGCTTCAATGCTTCGAGTCTTGATACTCGCATCTTGAGGTTGTAGATAGCCAACTCTCTGTTAGCAACTACACCGAAGTCTTTCTCTTCCACATATCGTTTGGCCTTTTCGGCAAAAGCAGCAACATCCATCGCATCAAGTCGTGCGATAACCTCTGCATAAGGAATATCTCCATTTCTCGCAGCGTACCGACCAACAAATGTCCTGATTTCCTTCTCAATCTCATTGAAATAGTAATCATGCATCCTCTTCAACTCGGTCGCATAATCTTCGTCGCGCTTGATTGCTGCTTTCTGCTCTAATTCAACACGGTTGCGCCAGTAACTATTCTGTCTGACGGTTTCTGTCATCCTCTACACCGTCCTTTTCTTCGTTGCCTTTTTCTGCATCCTTGTTGATCGCAAGATCGCTCATGCGCTCATTCAGAGCCATTTGCTGATACAGTTCACTGTCTTTCTTGCTTTCTTCTTCCATGCGTTCAAGTTCTTCCTTTGGATCTTGGACGATAGACAAGACAGAAAGTTTCGTTTCGTCTGACACTTGGCCATTTAATTGACTTACGATCTGTGCTTCTTCCAATGTGTTCTTAGGCACATTACGAGTAAACTTGTAATTAAGTTCAGACCATGCATCTGCTGGCACTTGCGTAGTTGGTACAGACAGAACAACCTCATACAATCGATTAAACCCAGACTGCATCTTGCGGTCTTTTGATTTCGCAAGGTTGTCCATCGCTTGTAACTTGTATGCAAGAGCAGTCCCAGAGCTATTACCAAAGTCTTTGTCTGATAGATTGGCAACCATCGAGATGTTAGAGATTGCATCACGCAACAACACGATAAGATTCTCTTGTGTCTGGTCTGCGTTTGGCTTCTGTAGGAAGTCAACATCTAACTGACTGCCACTTTCACCCCAAAGATTAAACACACGATTATCACGGATGCTGGAGCTTACTTCATCATCTAACTCCATACCAATGATCTTCAAGTAAGCATCTGCAAAGTAGTCAACATCATTTGCTTTCTCACTGACCGCTTTGTTGAGTGCGTTAAGCAATGTCTTCACGCTTTCAAAGATGCCTCGACGCTCTTCGTTCTCGATAACTTCGATGATTGGAAGATGTGAGTAGATGTGGTTTGTGCGTTCACCGAAATGCACATCACCAGCATTATCCATCGTAAAATAGATTGTTTCCTTATCGGTTACAACTTCACCAGTTCCTGCTCCTGTCTCTTCATCGATCATGTACCGTACAGCGAATTTAGGACGTTCTGCAACAGAGTTATCATGTACAATCAGCATATTCATCGGGCTGTTGTATGTCACTCTAGTATTTGCATCTTCGTCTTGATACACATACCAAAAAGCATGACCAAAGATATCAACCAGCTTGGATAGTTCGCTCTCGCTGTCTTCCATGTCGTTGAATTTTCTAAAATCGTTGACATAATCACTAATCACTTGATCGTCATGCGATACAGTGGCTGGAATGCCAATGAAATAACCGTTGAACATGTCCACAATATATTTTGCGTAGTTGACAACTAGACGATTGTCAGGCTTCCATGCATCTTTAGCTATAGCATGCAGGATCTTGTGATCTGATAGATACAAGTTTTCGTTTTCTCGATAGATTGGTACGAGTTTACTCAAATGCAAGCGAATTACTTCTGTTACGATCTGCGCAGTCACTTCTGTGTCTACTGGTACAGTTAGCAGTCGCTTGTTGTTTATTCTAACTTTGGACAATTAAAAGCCCCCTTTAAATGTTTTAATTTTTGATTTAGTGATCTTATCTTGGATCGCATATCTTATCGCGTCCAGACAGTGGTTGTAGGAATCTACAGGCTCCCTGATGTATTCATTCGTAGCCTTGTCTTTCTTCCATGTGTAATTTTCTAACTCTTCGATAGTCTTCACACACCTTTCGTCTACAATCCACTCATACTGCAGAAGATACTGGATTCCTTGCATAACTGAACCAGCACCCTTCTTGACATCGATAACTCGTCCGATACCAAGATTCCGAAGCTCTTGGTTTGATTTCTTTTCGGCCGAATCCGCTCGAATCGGCTCTTTCGCATACCCAAGGGCGGTAATACTCTCTGCGATCTTGTCATTTGTCAGTCCTTTTTTCACATATTCCTCAACAACATACAACCTTTTACGGTCATCATCGATTTTCACATGCATAAATGCGCTCGGGTCGTTAATAAACCCATAGTCAAGGCCAAAATAGGATGTGATTTGTCTCAAATCGTCCTTGTTTAGCAATGCTTTCGTGTATTTCGGGAAAACCAGCTTGTCGAGAGTCGCGAACTCGCCCAAAGCGTAGATTTTGTAGTACGCTTCGTTGCGATTTGCCAACTCTTCGATGTTTTCTCGTGTTACAGCGTCCAAAAAGCGATTATCTTTGTAAGTCGTCTGATATACGACTGTGTTTTTTGGTTTTTTAACAAAAAAAGCATTATAAACCCAGTTCGCTTTAGAAACCGGGTTGAACATTAAATATATTTGCTTCTGCTTATGCGCTTTATCCCGTAGACGAAGCGTGAGCTGTGTGTAGTCGTCAAGAGTGAACTCAGACGATTCTTCCATGACCACATCAGAGATGCCCTTGATGGACTTTATTTTCTCTGGGTTATCCATCCCTTTAAAAATAAACTCCGCACCATTCGGTAGCTCTATACGAAACGCAGACATGTTGATTTTGCACATGTTCAAAATGCCAAAGTATGACAATGTCGCTTGCACATCTGCAAAGACCGAATCACGGACGGTAGCACCGACTTTTCGAAGCACGAGGATCTTTCTTGGCTTCTTCCAGTCTTTCAGCGCTTTAATAACGATCTTTTGAAAGACTCCGTGGCTTTTACCAGACGAAGCGCCACCGTAATGCACCTCTGTGAATGTGTCGTAGTCAAAAAGATGATCGTAGATGTGTCTGTTGAAGACCTTGGATGGGCTGATGTTAAGCTTTATCGTCATCCCATTCACCAACATCTATTACTACTGTTTGCGTGACATCTGTTTCAACTTTCTCTGTCCACATCCTGAAACGCTTGCCAAGAAGTTCTGCAGCCTTGATTCTATCTTTAGCACTAACATCAATATCAACAATCTCTTGACCGAGTTCACCAATACCAATGAGTGTTTTTTCTTGTTCCTCTCCACGCATGACAGCGGTTAGATACTGTAACACTTCATCTTGCGTTGCAATCTTCTCAGATTCAAGGAGTTTCAAGCGTTCATCTATATATGTTTTAATGCCAACATTAGCCAAGAGCTTATGCGATTGACTACGAGAATAAGATTTAGAGTAACCAGCCTTTAACGCTGATTTCTCAATGTTTCCACTGATGATGTACTCATCTGCAAAACGTTGCTGTTTTAGTGATAATTTATTGATTTTCCATCACCCCTTTCGTAGAAAAAATAAAAAAAGATCGGTTTAATCCGATCCCGTTGGTATCAATAAGAAAGACAAGGAGCAAGTGACGTGAAAAATCATCGAAATTTTAAATTGGAGATAAAACTTTAAAAAACGCTCAAACTGCTAGAGTAGATGTCTTGCTCTACTTGTCTATGCTACTATAATAGCACTTTCTCATTCCCAAAATGTCCGTTTTTGTGTCATAATTTCATCGCTAAATGTTCGATTCCTGACTTTTTCGCTCTCTGATAAGTTGTGCGTGAACAGTTCAGTTGCCCCGTTGTTTTGATCCAGTTATATCCATTGACATAGGTGTATCTCAAAACAGCCCTTTCAAGTGGATCTTCAAGTTGGTCGATAGCATTGATTGTCTTTCTGCTTTCAGACCAAAGAGTCATAATCTCATTTTCAATCTTTTCTTTTTCGTCGATGATTTTCACATTCAGCTCTTCTGTCTTATTTCCTTGTCTGCTCCCTTTTGGTTCATCCGAGTAGACTTGCGCTTTTTGTACGAGAGATTCAAGAGCGAAGATTTCCTGTCTCTTTGATTTAATCGTATCATCAAGAAATTTTAGATTATTCAGCCGTTTTTTAACGTTCATCCACCAACTCCATTCAAATCAGCCACCTCCTGCAACTGTTCTGCACGTTGTCTCTCACGCATCTGATACTCGCTGTTTAGTTTGTTTAAAATCACATCCTGCGCATTGTTTTTCTTAGCCAATCTCTGGATAGATAACTCATGTTCTTGTACCGTCCATTCCAGATCGCTCACACGTTTATTAAGACTTTCAATCCGTGAGTTTAAGTTAATACACACGATCAGAAATACTAACGATACTGATGTGAGGATTGTGTAAAATAGTTTAGTCATCAATTGCTCCCTCTACTGTTATTTTGTATTTTGTTCCGTCCTTTAGTTTCAAAGGAATTTCTACTTTCTTTGCTCCCTCAAAGATAATTTCAGCCAAAGCATAAATAACATTCTGGCCTATGAGGTTTTCTAGTTCATCTTTCATCATTCCCCTTTCTATTTTTAAAAGCTATCACCCCTGCCCAGATCAAGCCTGACAGCCAGACCAGAGCGAGTAGTAAATAGATAAAGTTTTGTAGGTCCATTAGTTGTCCTCCAACAATTCGGGATTTTCGTAGACGTTGCCGATGATTTCCATAAATTCGTTATTTTCACTTAAATCTAATTTTGAATAATAGCAAAGATCTTTTCTGACCCATTTTCCATCTGCTTCATCAAATTCAACAACTTCCCAAAAATCCTCACCGGCATGTCCGAATAGAATATCTTTTTCAAAAATCTCCTTACAATTTTTGTCAAATAGTCCTGTAAATCGTCCAACTGTTTCTGGATTTACAGGACACCAAGAACCAATGGTTATGTATTGTTCATTTGCTTCAATAACTTGATTGATAATAAACGATTCTCCCCCATCTTCAATCAAATAACCATATTTCCAATTTTGTTCACCGTTTAACTCAACTGATAGACCTCTAAATTTTGGTATCATTCTTTCGTCTCCTTACTTTTCGAGTTTTTGAATTTCGCGTTCAACTAGTTTTTTACGTTCTTGTAATTCTTCTATTTTTTGGACATCTAATGCTTTCTTGATAATTTCAAGTTGTTCAATTTCTTCTTTAAATTTTATAAGTTCTTCAACTTTACGAGCGTATTCTCTAAAATTATTCGCCCATGTCCATTCTTCCCAACCAAAGCAATTATTCAGTTCTCGTTTTAGATCGTCATATTTCCTTTTCAGACTGATATTAACTTCACGTTGATAAAGTAATACAAATATCGCCATCACTAAAACTGCCACACAAGCTAAAAACATTAAATAATACATAATTTCCACCATTTACTCCACCTCCTCGACTTCAAACAGCGGACTGTTAAACACTTCCCCAAACCCAGCTTCTTCAAGCTCTTTGCGGGTGTGTTCAGTTCTGATTGCATCAGTCTCTATACGAGATTCAATAGTCCACTTATTTTCTCCCTTGCGGTAATTTAAGTAACTATTGTAATCTGTAATTCCAATAATCTTCACCCGATACCGCTTCTCTTTCTCGACTGTATAGCCATTGATCCAAGCGAGAGCAAGTATTTCCATATTCTCGTCTTTATAAAACCAATCCGAAAGCTTCCTATCTTCTTCGCTTGCTATAAGATCTGAATCCATAGCATCTTGCAGATCCCAATCATTTTCTTTGGCATATTTAATATAATCTGCTATGTCTTGCGGGATTGTGACTTTCTGTGGTTCGTCGCTGATTTTGTATACCATATTTTCATCAACTTCCACAATATCCATGTTTTCGAGCTGAATTTGCAATCCTTTGTAACCTAATGTGTCTGCACTATGTCCTACCACATATCCTTTTAAATACACTTTTTCGTTATTCATGTCCTAATTCCTCCTCTTTCACAAAGCATCCATCAATCCATCTACCCTTGCGGTCTTTAATCTCGTTATATGCTAGCTCCAAGCAATCCGTAAAGTCGTAGTCAAGTGCCTTACTGATAGATTTAAGATAAGCCACCGCACGTACTAGATTATGACGACACATTTCTTTGCTTGCCAATTCTTGCGAAAGTTGAAATTCAGAAATGTTTGCATTCAACAGTTTAAAACATTCCATCACATCCTTGCTTCTGATGTTGTCTGATTCCTCAAAAATACTATGCACATCTTCCTTAATCAGCATCGCAAGTCCTACGATCACAACTGCGCAATCACCAATACTGTCCTTAGTCAGCTTCTCATTCTGCTTGAGATATCCAGCGCATAACTCGCCAAATTCCTCGCTTAATTTCAAAGATTGCTTATCCAATCGTCCACCGTGTTCTAAATCACGATCCGTAAACCATTTCTTGGTTAATGTTACTAATTCTTTTTCCATCGCCGTAATATTTTTACTAATCCTTTCCTTAATCGCTCTTGAGCGTCCAACCACTGCTGTTTTGCCAATGTTTTTTTGTATAAGCAGGTCACTGCTTGTATCTTGTAGTCGCTGTCGATCCAGTCGGATGGATCGTTTAATTAATTCAATTTCCATAATATTCTCTATCCATCTTTTTAAAATAGGTGGAGTTGCTCTGCTCCCCCTTTTAGAAAAACAGATTAGAGGGCCTTTCTAAATTTATAGTGAGCAATGACCAGCGAATGGACTCGCACCATCCTGTTTGCTCTAATACTGGCCAGCTATCGGGACGGGTCGATAGCATGAAATAAAAAATATAAAAGTAAGGAGTCCACGAATGCCCGTCCTAATCCTATAGAGGGAATCGAACCCTCCGAGGTTTCCAAGCTTCATGCCAATATAGGACGCATTTGAACTGCGTGTTAAGAGTAAAACCGTTTTAGTTTTAGCACAGTTCATTTTCGAAGCCCCTCGCTTAGCCTCTGTATCAGTGTCTTATATTTTATTGTTTGCGAGACAATGACTCACGAACCTGTAACAGTTCGCAAGCCTAACATTAAATTCCTTGCATATAGGCACGCTCTATGTAATTTTTTCTGAGAGCTTTTCTGCGACCGCTCTGGATTTGTCACTTGAATGACATTGTCATGTTTGCTAAATTCCGTAGAATTTCCCGCTTTTTCTTCAAGTCCTTTTCCGCTTTCTGCTTTTTCATCAATATTTTCAGAATTTCCTTGCTCAGTTGGTTGCGTTCCCGCATCTTGGATCTTTCTAATTTCTCCAGTCGCTGGAGTTGCGATTCCACTTGTTTCAATTCCTGTTCCAATTGTTCCCTGTACTTCATCTGCTTGTACTCCTTGAGATGCGAGCGCTACTGCTGCCATTGTCACTGCTGCTAACAGTGTTACTTTGTTGATCTTCGTTGTTTGACTCTATGATTTCTAATTTAATTTTGTAATTTTTGTTTCCAGATAAGCCGCCATGTTCAAAGCTCACCCGTTTAATAATGTTAAAGTTATCATCTGCCCAGATTTCTGCATCTGTCAGACCGTCCAATAGTGCTTTAGTAGTCGGAGACCAGTTTGGGGGGTCGTACTTGCGCTTTGTTGGCGCATAGACTATCACTCTTACCTCGCACGGCTTATCTTCAGTGTACGGCAACCCAAAATAGTCCCTTAATACATTCATGCCCTCATAATGAGCCGCCTTCCTCAGAAAGCGAGTAATCCTGCCTTTTTGCTGGTAGTGTAGTCTGTCATTAGCAGAAATCATCTGCTTGCGAGTCAGTTCAAAAGTAAGTATGATAGGTTCTTTCATTTCAATTCCTTCGCTATCGCTTCAATCACATTCACGGTCACGCTGTTTCCGGCTTGCTTGTATAACTGACTATTAGAGTTGACTTCTTGCGCCTTATCGAAAGCCCAGTCTGGGAATCCTTGCAATCGCCAGCACTCCCGAGGTGTCAGTTTTCGAATACGAAAATCTGGCTCAACTACTCCTTGACTTTCACCCGTCAATAAAGTGTTTGCTATCTGCTTACCTACTCTTCCTCTCCTCGTTTTAGAGTTCGGGTGTGATAGATTGATACTATCTCCGACTTCCGCTTCAGCATATCCTTGTTTGGTTGCTTCTTTCACTCGGATTTTAGGTTCAAGGTTTCCGCCTTGATACGCTCTGATAGTTGGTGCTATGCCATCTGTTTCATAAACAATCC